AGAGGAAGAAGAATTCTATATCCTGGAGATAGAGTTTATAGTGCCGAAGGATTTAATGTTTGGACAGTTACTATTCAAGATGATATACCAGGACAACCGACACAAAAAATTACAAATTTATGGAATAGACTACATGCGTGGTCTAATGGTATAAATTCTCATGTGTTTAATACAGGAACTCCGTTTAGTAGTCCACCAATTCCTTATGAAACTACCATAGTTGTCGAGCAATTAAATTTAAACGGAAATTTTGTAATAAAAGAATGTACTTTGTTTGGCGCATGGCCGCAATCAATTTCACCATTAAATATGGAAATGCAAGCGAGAGATCAGTATAATAGTTTTGATGTTACTTTTTGTTTTAAATATACAGATTTTGAAGCTGCCGGATAATAAAAGGAAAAATAAATGTCAATATCACTTTTTACTACTAATTTTGCAGGCGGAACACGAAAAAATAGATTTAGGGTTAGCGGAACCAGTGGTACAGGGTTAGCAGCTAATTTTGTTAATAATCTTTCTCTTTTCCATATAGTAGCAGCAGCAATGCCTGCCTCCATTATAACTACAAATCCCATTGATTATAGAGGAAGAAAAATTCTATATCCTGGAGATAGAGTTTATAGTGCCGAAGGATTTAATGTTTGGACAATAACGGTATTAGATGATAAAAACTCCACTATTACCGATACTTATCAAAATTTATGGCACGCTGCTCATGCATGGAGCGATTCTATTAATGATCATGAAACTAATAGAGGATCAGTTAGCTATTGTAATATACTTGTAGAACAGCTTTCTTTAAATGGAGAAGACACAACAGGCGGCTCTACGGGTCTGCCCATAAAAAGAGCAACACTAATAAATGCGTGGCCGCAATCAATTTCACCATTAGAAATGGAAATGCAGGCAAGAGATCAATATAATACTTTTGATATAACATTTGCATTTCATTATGTGAATTATGATACCACTTTGGTTGGATAAATAATAAGAGAAACTTTATATTATGGCATATAAACTATTTGGTTTTACTATTAGATCTAAAGACGAAGAGGATAAGTTACCTCTTCAGAATTTTACAACACCAGAAGAATTTGATGGGGCTTATACTGTCGAAGGTGCTGGTGTTTATGGAACCTTTATTGATTTTATGGGTTCCGTTAAGGATGATCAGGCATTAATCGCTCAATATAGAGCAATGTCTTTATTTCCTGAAGTGGATACGGCGATTGATGAAATTTCAAATGAATGTTTAGTTTTAGGAAATGATAAAAAGCCTGTTAAATTAGATTTATCAAAAATTTCATTTTCTGATAATGTAAAAAGTAAAATATATTATGAATTTAATAATATTTTAAAATTACTTAATTTTCAAGATAAAGGATATGAAATTTTTAGAAGATGGTATGTTGATTCAAAATTATATTATTACATTACTATAGATACAGAAAATCCTTCTGAGGGAATAAAACAACTTATTCCTCTTGATTCAACAAAAGTAAGAAAAGTAAAAAAAATACAAACAAAGAGTTCAAAACAAGATGGAAACAATATTTCTCTTATAAAGAATGTTGAAGAATTTTTCATCTATACAAACACAGATAAAAATTCAGTAATAGGAACACCAACATCAGGATTGAAGATTTCTCCTGATTCTATTGCATATTGCCATTCTGGAATGGTTGATATGAACTCTAAGAGAGTTGTTGGATATCTACACAAGGCAATTAGACCTTTAAACATGTTGCGCCAAATAGAAGACGCAATTGTAATTTATAGAATTTCTCGCGCACCTGAGAGGCGTATTTTTTATATCGATGTTGGTAATCTGCCAAAGCAAAAAGCCGAACAATATGTTCGTGAGCTTATGAATAAATACCGCAATCGTATGATTTACAACCAGACAACTGGTGAAATCAAAGATGATAGAAATCAAATGGCAATGCTTGAAGATTACTGGCTACCTCGCCGCGAAGGTGGTAGAGGAACTGAAATTTCTACCCTAGACGGGGGACAGAATCTCGGTGAATTGACCGATGTTGAATATTTCAAGAAAAAGCTCTACTACGCTTTGAATATTCCTCCCTCAAGACTTGTAGGGGAAAACGGATTCAATTTAGGAAGATCGGCTGAAATCACGCGAGATGAGGTCAAGTTCTATAAATTTATTGAAAGATTAAGAACTAAATTTGCTGAATTATTCATGCAATTATTACGAATTCAGTTAATTCTTAAAGGTATTATAACTGAAAACGATTGGGAAGATATCAGTTATAATTTAAATTTTATCTTCAATAAAGATTCTTATTTTACGGATCTAAAAGATGCAGAAATTTTATCTGCAAGGATGGAATTAGCCACTCAAATGGAGCCAATGATCGGTAAATATTATTCTTCTCTTTATATTAAGAAAAACATTTTGAAGCAAACTGAGGAAGAAATAGAACAAATGAATAAAGAAATGGCAGTTGATATTGCTCGTATAAGAGAAGAACAAATGGCTCAAATGCAAATGCAAGAAGAACAACCAGAGCAATAATATTTTATAGATAATAAAGGAAAAAAATATGAAATCAAAAGCAATAATCAATTCAATCCTAGAAGAAAATGTTATTACTGCAAAAAAATTAATAGCAGAGGATTTGGTCATAAAGCTCGGTCAAAGACTAGCTGAAGAATATATTCGTGTTGCAAAGGAAACTTTCAACGAAGAAGAAGAAGAAAAAGGAAAAAGATGGCAAGACAGTGACGGTGATGGTAAATGGTATGAAGAAGGCGAAGATGTAAATGTAGATGAAGAGGGCGAAGAAGATGAAGAGGGTGAAGATGAAGAAGGATGCGGAGAGGATAAAGAAGAAAAAGAATGAAACTAATCACCGAAACAATTGAAGAGGTAGCATATCTAACCGAAAATGCCAACGGGGAAAAACAACATTTTATCGAAGGCGTTTTCATGCAGGCTGAACAAAAAAATAAGAATGGCAGAGTTTATCCAAAGCCAATTCTTGTTAAAGAAGCACAGCGTTATGTCACAGAATATGTAAACAAGAACCGTGCTCTCGGTGAATTGAATCATCCAACTGGACCTTCAGTTAACCTAGATCGCGTATCTCACAAGGTAACTTGGCTATACGAGAATAACAATGATTTCTACGGAAAGGCTAAGATTCTTGATACTCCATGCGGACAGATTGTAAAAAATTTAATGAACGAGGGCATTAAGCTTGGTGTTTCAACCCGTGGAATGGGTTCTTTAGAAAAGAGAGGCGGGGTCAATGTTGTTAAAGAAGACTTCATGCTTGCCGCTATCGATATCGTCGCTGATCCTTCAGCTCCAAATGCTTTCGTAAATGGAATCATGGAAGGCAGAGAATGGATCTGGGACAATGGTATTCTTAGAGAGCAGCAAATTGCGGAATACCGCGACACATTAAAGAAAACACCTTCAAGAAAACTACAAGCAGAATCTATAAAACTTTTTGCAGATTTCTTAAGAAAAATTAAATGAGATTAGATAAAAAACAATTTAATTCTTTGAATGAAGCATATTGCAATATGCAGGATAAATCTCATTTAAATGAGAGATTTGATTTAACGCGATTTTTAAAAAATAATCCTGGATTGCAAAGATTGCTTGGATTTGCCGGGTCTGGAAGACCCGAAAAATTTCAAGCATATGTTAATGATCCAAAAATACAGGGACCAGCAGGAATTGTAGGTACAGAAATGGCGCAAGCAGCAAAAAGAAAAATGATTGCTCCATTTTTATTGGCCCCAAGAGCACTAGGAAATGTAGAAGCAGATTTAGGAAGAATGAATAGATTAGAAAAACATGCACAAACACAGTATGGTGCATATAAAATTTAATTAATACTATATAAAACGGAGAAAATATATGCCACAAGGTACACAAGTCGAACACGATATTGAAGGAAAAGGAGCATTCGATGCAGAAGGAAAGGGATTTGTTCTAGGAACAGCTTATCCTCCTGCTGAAGGATTGGCTCAAATTAACATGAAAACTATTTCTGGTCCAATGGGACAAGCAGGAATGGGTCAGCCACAAATGCAAAAACCTGTAACTAAAGAAGATTCCGAAGAGGAAGATACTTCTGACGAAGAAACAGAAGATAGTTTAAAGGAGCATTTGGCAACACTTTTTGCTAACTCAAATCTTTCAGAAGATTTTGTAGAAAAAGCAAAGACTATCTTTGTTGCCGCTGTTAATGATAGAGCAAAAGCACTATCTGTTAGTATAAATGAACATTATAACAAGAAGTATTCGTCGGCCCTATCAACTACAGTAAACGAATTAACAGAAAAGGTAGATGATTATCTAACATATGTTGTTGAAGAATGGATAAACGAAAACAAACTTCAAGTTGAAAGAGGTATTAAAGTAGAACTAGCAGAAAACTTTATATTTGGACTAAAGAAATTATTTGAAACTAATTTTATTGATGTTCCAAATGAAAAATACAATGTTCTAGATGAACTTTATACAAAAATTGAAAATCAGGAAGATAGCTTAAACGAAACAATTAAGCAAAATATTTCTCTAAAGAAGAAATTGCTTGAGTCTGCTGCTGTAGCTGCCTTTGCCCAAGAAACTCATGGTTTAGCACAAACTCAGATTGAAAAATTAGCTAATCTTGCAGAAGGAATAGAATTTGATAATGTAGAACAATTTAGAAACAAGATTCAAATTCTGAAAGAAAGTTATTTTGGAAATGTAAATAATCAATCACAATCAACTCAGAAGACAATGCCAAAGTTCTCTCAAAAGGTAGATATTCTTGACACCGTTACCGAACCTGAATTGATTTCCGAAGGAATGGACATTTACAAAAGAGCTATTAGTAGACACTTAAAGAAATAAATTTTATAAATAAAATATTAGGAGATACAAATGAGATTTGATGATACAACCCCATACGACATTTTAACTGAGAAGTGGGAGCCAGTGCTTGGTCACGATGCTCTTCCTTCCATCGAAGACACTTACAAGAAGAAGGTAACTGCTGTTCTACTTGAGAACCAAGAGCAGGCCATGCGTCAGCAGAGACTAGTTGAAGACAACACCATTGGTGGACCAATCAGCAATGTTTTCTCTGGTGCATCAACCAACATCGCTGGTTACGATCCAATACTAATCAGCCTAGTTCGTCGCGCAATGCCAAACCTCATGGCATACGACATCTGCGGCGTTCAGCCAATGACCGCTCCAACCGGGCTAATCTTTGCAATGCGTCCCAAGTATGATCCACAAGACGGTACTGGTGCTGGTGGTCGCAAAGAAGCAATGTTCCAGGAACCATTCGTACCATTCGGTGGTTCAGGTGGTACTAACGGAACAACCTTCAAGTATACTTCTTACCTTGATGGTGCTAGCTATAGCGATTCATATGGTCTATCGCTATTCGCTGGTAACACTGGTTCTACTAGACACCAAGTATTTGGAGCAGATTTTAGAGGAATGCTTGTTGGTCAAGCAGAAAATCTAGGATCAACTGACGGTAAGCCTTTCCAGGAAATGGCATTCACCATCGATAAGGTTGCTGTTCAGGCAAGAACTCGCGCTCTAAAGGCCGATTACACCACTGAACTCGCTCAGGACCTCAAGGCTGTTCACGGACTTGATGCTGAAACCGAACTCGCCAACATTCTCAGCACTGAAATTCTTGCTGAAATCAACCGCGAGGTCGTTCGTGGCATCTACCATGTCGCCAAGCTAGGCGCACAGCAGACCGATCTAAGCTCAACTGGATTCGGTGGTGGTGCATATGACCTAACTGCCGACTCAGACGGTCGTTGGTCAGCTGAACGCTTCCGTGGTCTAATGTTCCAGATTGAGCGTGAAGCCAATGTCATTGCCAAACAAACTCGTCGCGGTAAGGGCAACTTCATCATCTGCTCATCAGATGTTGCTTCAGCCCTCGCAATGGGTGGATTCCTCAACATCAGCCCTGCTCTAAATCAGCAGCTTGAAGTTGATGACACTGGTAACACCTTCGCTGGTGTACTAAACGGCAAGATGCGCGTTTACATCGATCCTTATGTCCAGTCTGGTGTAGACTTCGTTTGCGTCGGATACCGTGGTGCAAGCCCATACGACGCTGGCCTCTTCTACTGCCCATACGTTCCACTCCAGATGGTCCGTGCAGTCGATCCTAACACCTTCCAGCCAAAGATCGGCTTCAAGACTCGTTACGGCATGGTTTCAAACCCATTCGTTATCACCAATACTGGTACTCCAGACGGCGAAAGCATGACTGGAAACCTAAATCAGTATTATCGTATCTTCCGTGTAACAAGCCTACACGGTAACACAGGAAACTGATAAGTAGTTAACTCTGCAAATAAACGGGAGCCAGAAATGGCTCCCGTTTTCTTTTCTACATAGTTTATGCCATTTACTGATACAGAAATTTCGCCACTAGGCCAAAATTATTTTAGGTTTGAAACTGCCAGATTACCAAGTGTATCCTACTACACCCAAGAAGTAAATTTACCTAATCTTTTTCAAGAATCTCAAGATCAGCCTACTATTTTTGGCGTACCAATTAAAAGGCCAATAGGAGCATATAGATTTGAAAATTTAACATTAAGTTTTTTAGTAGACGAAAAAATGCAAAATTGGTTTGAAATTTATAAATGGATGCGGCATTTAGGCAATATAAACAGCGATAATAGAAATAATGAATTAAGATTTGATGAATTTATGACGACTGGTTATTTGTATATAACCAAAGGGACATATAATGATAACATCAAAGTTACATTTCATAATATGTTTCCGGTTGCATTATCTGGATTAAAATTTATAACGGATTCTCCGTCGAATGTTGCACAAAAAGCAACTGCATCATTTGCATATACATACTATTCGTTTGATCCAGATCCTGGTGCTGTAACTATTTGACTTTATTTATTATTGTGTATACTTAAATTATGAATTTTGATGAATTAAAACAACAAGTACAAGAAGATCTCAAGATAGATTCCACAGAACTTGCCATTGAATCTGTAAACACTCCACAGATCCATAACAAGTATCTACTCTTCCTTAAGAAGCACAAGGAAGCCCTTGCGGAGGACGAGAGAACCCTTCGTGTGATGAAGAAGTACAAATGGCTCTATTATACAGGAAAGCTCTCTAAAGAGGAGCTAGACCAATTTAAGTGGGAGCCATTTGACCTAAATATTCTGAAAACAGATGTTGATAAGTTTATTGACGCAGATGATGATGTTATTAAACTTGAGCGTCAGATCACAGAAAAGAAAGAATTAGTCAGTTACTTGGATGGAGTAGTAAAGATAGTCGCAAATAGACAATGGAATATTCGTTCAGCGATTGAGTGGATCAAGTTTAGTCATGGCCAATGAAGAAGTAAAAATAGAAAAAATAGATGGTACATTCATCAAAGTTCATTGCGAAAATTCAGTAGCAAAAGAGCTATCAGATTACTTCACATTCAAAGTTCCTAATTCGCAATATTCCCCAGCATTCAAGCGTAGAATATGGGATGGTCAAATTCGCCTATTTAATTACTTCACTCGCAAGATCTATACTGGTCTGAGAAACAAAATTGTTCAGTTTTGTCTTGACAGACATTATGATTGCAAGTTTGAAAACTTTAAGGAAGAATTTTTTGAAGATTATAAGTCTTTTATTGATGCTCTACCTCTATACTCAGATTCTGGCCAAATCAAGCTCAGAGACTATCAGCAGAGGGCGGTGGAGATGGCTCTTGATCATAAGCGTAGCCTACTGATATCTCCAACTGGTAGCGGCAAGTCTCTTATCATCTACACGATACTAAGATATCTTCTAAGCAAGAATAAGAAGATTCTTGTCCTTGTTCCTACCACAAGTCTAGTTCACCAGATGCGTTCAGACTTTATTGAATACTCTGGCAAAGACTGGAATGCAGATAAGAATATTCATATCATCTATGCTGGTAAAGACAAGGAAACGACAAAGCCCATAGCAATATCCACATGGCAAAGTGTTTATGATCTTCCAGAAAAATTCTTTGCCGAATATGATGCTGTTATTGGCGATGAATGTCATCTATTCAAGGCTAAGTCACTTGTTCGCCTAATGAATAAGCTCAGAAACTGTCATGTTCGTATTGGCACTACAGGAACGCTTGATAACATCCAGGTACATAAACTAGTTCTTGAAGGTCTATTTGGTCCACCGATTCGTGTTACAAGCACAAAAGATCTAATCGATAATAAAGTACTTTCTAATCTTGATATTAATTGCATTCAATTGAAGTACGCAAAAGAAGAATGCGATACGATGAAAAGAAAAACATATCAAGAAGAAATAGATTACATTATATCACATGAGAGAAGAAATAAAGTTGCAGAAAAACTTTGCGCTTCTCTCAAAGGAAATACTTTAGTTCTATTCTCGCAAGTTCAGAAGCACGGTCTTCCATTCTTCGAATCGATACAAAAAACTTGCACAGATAAGAAATGTTACTTTATTTCTGGAATGACTGATGCCGAAGACAGAGAAGAGATTCGTAAAATTGTGGATAAGTCAGAAAATTCTATTCTTGTTGCTTCTTATGGAACTTGCAGCACTGGCATAAATATCAAGAATATTCACAACATTATATTTCTTCATCCGTCAAAATCAGTTGTGCGTGTTCTTCAGTCTATCGGTCGTGGTTTAAGAATGTCAGAAACAAAAGATCGTGTAATGGTCTTTGATTTGGTTGATGATTTGAGGCATAAGAAATATAAAAATCATGCATTCAATCATTTTCTTGAACGAATAAAAATTTACGAAAGCGAATCTTTTTCTTTTAATTTGGTCCCCATAGATCTTTGAGGAGATAAATAGTCATATGGAAACTACTTGCAGATTGTTTAAGCTGAGAAGTGGTGAAGAAGTTCTCGGATTATTATCTGGGGAGAATGATTCTACTATTAGCATCTTAAGACCAATGGTTATTAAGACGCATATATCTCCAGACTCATTTGGAGTAACTAGAGAGATAACACTTTTAAGAAATTGGCTTGAGTTTACAGATCAAACACATATTGATCTTCCAAGAGATCATATCGCTTCTGTGTTAATGCCATCTGAAAGTACAGTTATTTTATATCAAAAGTCTTTAAAGACTGAAGAAAACTACAAAGAATCTATTAAGAAAGCAGAAGAAAAAACAAAAGAGATAATGGAAAATCCAGAAGGATTGCAGGATATGCTGAATTCATTATTTGATGATATAATTGAAGGTGATATTCAAACAGCAGAACCAAAAAATCCTTTAGCAAAGCCACCATCAATGCCATTTCCTTTTATGAATTCAAATACAAATGTAGGAATGTTCTTTTCCATTCCTCCAGATGTATTTCAAGATATGATAGAAAATGGGCTTTTAGATTTTGATGGGTTTGGTTCTTTACGAGATGAAGATGAGGAAGAAGATTTTTTAATTCCAGAAATGGAATTCCTCACAGATAAAGAAAAAGAAAAGATGAAGAGAAAGGGAATTAATTTAGAAGACTTCCCTGACGATCCTCGTAAGTATATCGATGATATATCTGATGATACTAAAGAGTAACTAATTAGTTACAAATTCCCTTGTTGATCGCCTACACAGCGAAGTGTATCGATAAACCCAAATTTTGTCAATTGATTTTTTCTGGATTTATGATATTATTGGGCAATGAGAAAAAAGAAAAAAATAGAAGAATCAGATGACATAATAGAGCCAGATTTAGTACCCATAGTAGAAGAAGAGGAAGAAACCTCCCACTATGTGGATAATAAAGAATTTTTGGCTGAGATGATAAAATGGAAAAAGAAATATAACGCAGCTGAAGATTCTGGGCGCAAAAAACCACCAATATCAAATTACATAGCAGAATCTTTTCTAAAAATAGCAGAGCATCTTTCGTATAGACCGAATTTCATGAACTATCCATACAGAGAAGAGATGGTTGGTGATGGGGTAGAAAATTGCTTGATGTATGCTCACAATTTTGATCCAGAAAAATCAAAAAATCCCTTTTCTTATTTTACGCAGATCATATACTTTGCATTTCTAAGACGCATAGAAAAAGAAAAGAAGCAGTCTTATATCAAATATAAGATAATGGAAGATAATGCCGATGAAAAATTTCATCGATGGTTTAAAGAAAATTATTTTGCAAAAGATAGTTCAGCTAGTTTCAGAGAAATTTTTAGTCTTTCAGAAAACGATGTAACTAAGTTTGAAGATGTGAAGATTAAAAAGAAGAAAAAGAAAAAGCGTAAATGAAAATTGCAATAATTAACGATACTCATTTCGGCGCAAAGAATGATTCTCCTGTTCTATTAGAACATTTTATTCAGTTCTTTGAGAAGCAATTTTTTCCATATTGCGTAAAACACAATATTGAAAATATAATTCATCTCGGAGATTTTTTTGATCGTCGTAAGTATGTTAATTTTAATACTCTGAATCAGGTTCGTACTAGAGTCATTGAGCCTATGGAAAAGATGGGTATGTCAATGAAAATTATCATTGGCAATCATGATACCTACTTCAGGAATACAAATAAGACCAATTCTCCACAGGAACTTCTTGAGAAGTATTTTCATATTGAAGTGGTGAACGAACCAAAGGAACTTGCCTATCCAGATGTTTCTATCGGTGCTGTTCCTTGGATGTGCGAAGATAACATGGATGCCTGTGTTGAGTTCATAAAAAACACAAAGGCCCATATCTTATTAGGTCACTTTGAGATCGTTGGATTTGAAGTTCTTCGTGGAGTATATCATGATACTGGACTTCAGAGAGAAATGTTCGATAAGTTTGAAACTGTTATGTCTGGACATTTCCACCTAAAATCAAGACATAAGAATATCGAATATCTTGGCACTCAATATCAAATGGGTTTCACGGATGTTAATGAACGAAAAGGATTTCATGTCTTCGATACCAAGACTAGAGATCTAGAATTTATCCAAAACACAGAAGAGCTGTTTCATAGAATCGTTTATGATGATTCTCTATCCGATGAACTTGAGAAACTTGACTTTCCTAGTTTCAAGGATAAGTATGTAAGACTGATTGTCCAGAGAAGAAACAAGCCAGTCTTTTACGAAAAGTTCATGACAAAGCTGAATGAAGCCAAGCCGTATGATGTGACGGTCGTAGATGAAGAAATTGAAATAAATTATTCGTCTATTGATATTGATATGAATATGGATACAATAACGATGATCTGCAAAGAGATAGATGATCTATCCGAGATCACGAACAAAGACGATATCAAGAACATCATTAAAGATCTTTATCAAGAATCCCTTACTATAGATGATTAACTTTAAAAAGATTAAATTCAAGAATTTCGGCTCATTTGGAAACACCTTTTCTGAGATTGATTTCCAGAAAAGTCAAACAACTCTTGTCAGCGGATCAAACGGAAACGGTAAGTCATTTGCGTTTCTTGATGCCATCACATTTGCCCTCTTCGGCA